CTGCTGCACCCGAATTTGGGTTCACACCAGCATCTACTAATTGTTGGTCTAATTTATCAAGAATTTTTGTAGCACCTTCTCCACCTGTAACATAATTTCGAATTAAATCATATGAACCTTTCAGCAAAAGGGCAGTACCGGCGACTATTGCTAAAGGAACAATTCCCGGTATTCCTGCAATAACCGCCGGTAATGCCAATAAAACACCAACTAACCCCTTTAATGCAACTACCATTACACCTATAAGAGGAGTAAACAATGTTAAGAAACCAACTATCTTCATTCCAATACCAATTCCAACTATTGCAGCAATACCCAGAAGAATTTTATCTAGATTATCCGTAATAAATGAAATTACATTCTGAATTTTCTTTTGATTTTCTTCATTCTGAAACCAATCAAGTGCTTTCATTATAAAACCACCAAGTAAGATATTCTTAAAGAAATTCTTGATCATATCAAGGAAACCCATCTTCGGAGCTTTGAATCCCTTTAGAGCCTTATTTGCTTTCGTCTTTGCACTCCTTTCAGACTTTTCTTCTTCTGCCTTTTGTGCAGACTTTCTCGCAGTCTTTGCTTCTTGTTCAGACTCTTTCTTCTCTTCACCCAATATCCCCTTAAGAAGACTATCAATACCAAGTAAACTTTGATTGATATTCTCGAAAGAATTTGTAACCGCCTCACCCTTTACTTGAACCTTAGTTGATTCTGCTTCTTTAGAACCACTTAAAAGTTTTTGTGTATTGACTGCAGACTTGTTATATTTTTTACCACTTTGAACTACCTTAGAGATATTAACTGTCTTTTTCTTTGGTTTAAACCTACCAGTCTTACTCTTTACTCTCTTAAATTCATTAGTAAGAAGTTCTGTCTCTTCAGTTGGAATCTGACTTTTAGACATTCTGCCTGCAGCCATCTTCTCACGAAGAAGAGTCTTATAAGTATCGTAATCAAGGTCAAATGCATCTTCTAAACCCAACATTCTCAGTATTGTTGGATCAATAGTTTCATTTGTAGTTTGTTGTTTAGTATCTTCTTTCTTCTCTGCACTAAACTTCTTGACAATGGCAGTTACAGCCTTCTTGTCTGGTTTTTTAGATTTATTCTGAGCATCTACAAACGCTTTATGTCTTCTCTCAGCTTCTTCTGGAGTAACACTATATTTTTCTTTTTCTTCCTCAGTAGCCGGAATGAAATTTGAAGCTTCCTCAATGGGTTGTGCTTTTGGTGTTGCCTTTGGTTTAGGTGTTACCTTTGCTTTTGGTTTCGCCTTTGGTTTAGGTGGAGTTTTTTTACTTTCATTTTCTTCGACCATACCTATGGCCATTTCATGTAGTTCAGTATTATTACGTCCCTGAACAATCTTACTATCAATCTCACTAGTCTCTTTATCGCTCAGAGAATTATAGTATTCTGACAGTAAGTGTATCTGCTTATCATCCAATTTTGAGACAAGATCCTTCCCTAACTTATATTCATAAGCCTTTCTTGTTACTTTAGGATCTCTAGCCATTCTGTCTTGCCTTTTGCTTTTGTTCTTCTTCCTCTAAATGTTGTTGTAAGAGAGCAACGTAAATGTCTCTTTCAAAGGGCATCATATTTTCAATTTCAGTGAGAGAGTATTTGTGGTATTGCATCATCGCAAAGTTTAATTTAAAATAACTCTCTAGATCCATATGGATCATGCCTATGCGAAAAAACTGGATAAACCCTCCAAAACGATAGTACTTTTTACTTTAGTGATTGGGTTTGTAATCTCAATTGTATGAGATAGTTTTGGCATAGTCTCAAAGAATTGTTCAATTTCTTTGAATTGTGTTGAACTCATCTGTTCCAAGAAGTCAACGACTTCCTTTTTAGTACAATCATCAGTAGACCAAACATCATCTTCACTGTAAATCTTATCAATACAAGAAGCAATCAATTCAAATGATTGATTAATGTCAGTTTCACCTTCAAAATCGAAGTTGTTTGAAATGAATTGTTCCAATGAAGGATACTTCATCTCCATCATCAAAGTATCATCAAGTTTAATCTTATTAGTGTGGTTTTCGTTAGTTTGAACTTGAATGTCCTCAAGGTCAATAGTAACTGTTACATTTGTTTCACCATCATCAGGTGCCACAATTTTTACCTCAACTTCTTCACCAACTGACCTTGCTCTGATATTCAAAAACAAATATTCAATATCAAAAGTCGGAAGTTTCTCTACTTTAATACCTCTCGTAAGAATACAACTCTTCAGAACAGATTTGATTGCAGTTGTAATCTGTTTTGTGTTCTCACTTTCAAGGGCAAGAACTAGAAGTTTTTCTTCTTTAACTAGAAAGGGTCTATAAGTAATTTTCTTCTGTGTTGATGGTAATACCAAGTCATACTCAGGAGTTACAATCTTTGGCAAAGGCATAATAAACTACAATAATAAGTGAAACTATTTATTAGGCAAATCTACGCTCTCTAACATATCTGGTATAAGACATGGAGATATTATATTTTAAAACATCACTTGCTTCGTAACTCACACTAGTTGGTGCAATACTAATCGGGAATGCGTCGATAAAAGTATATCGTAACTGATAACTATCATTGGCACGTCTTCTTTCTGCCGTTGCATTCTTTTCAAATTTGGTTACATGTATCGGACTTCTATAGCTATTGGGATAATTCATCCGATAAGATACTGCGGAATTTTCGTATCCAATATTATTCACATTTTGTCCTGCAATAAAATCAACCCAACCATCAAACAATTCAATCACATCATATCTATTATTGACCATAAATGTCAAATCAAGAGTATTTCCAAAGTCTTTTCGATATGCCATTTTTTCTGACATACCAGTGAAATCATTTGTTGCTTCATGAGTGAAAAGATTTACACCAGGAAGTGATGCGGCAGAACACATCAATTCAACATTTTCACCATCTGCATAATAATTGAAATTTCTTGCATTCAAGAAAGTCATTACACTGATTGGTGGTTGAACTTTGACTTGATATACAGATGTCTGGGCAACATGAAGAATTTTACTCTTTAGTGCCGATGTTTTGACTGAATTTGGATATGGTCCAGGCATCTAAATATTTCTACATTATAATACTATGTATATTAGATGGGTCAAAGTATAAAGTCAATTTATAAACCATCACATCCTGAAAAATACCTTGGCAATTCAAACAATATTATTTGTAGAAGTTCTTGGGAAAGACAGTTTTGTAGATACTGTGATGTGAATCCAAATATCGTGAAATGGGCATCAGAAGAGTTCTCAATACCTTATATTTCGCCAGTTGATGGAAGACCACATAGGTACTATCCAGACTTTCTGATTGAAGTGAAAGAAAAGAGTGGTAAACTAAAAAAGTATGTAATTGAAATCAAACCCAAGAAACAAACCCAACCACCAGTCAAAAAGAAAAGAGTAACTAAAGGATTTATTTTAGAAGCAAAGACTTATGCAGTCAATCAGGCAAAATGGAAGGCAGCAGTTGATTTTTGTAAGGATAATTTGATTGAGTTTAAGATTATTACTGAAGATGAACTCTACCACTGGAAGAAATGAATAGATTTAAAGAAGAGGATGAAAATAGGATCTCAAGTATGACAGATCCTGATGACATGATGTTAGAAATCATGGAAATCCTAACAGATGTAGAAGTCATTCCTGATGTTGGTAAGTATTATACATTCATCTATCAAGCAAAAACTCCAAGAGTTGAATACGACCAATTTCCATTAATTGCTTGTGTTGGTGTTTATGAGTGGGGTTTTCGTGGTCTAAACTATCATTGGGGTGATTTTAGAAACTATACTTGGGAAGAAGCTTCGATTCTTCGTGTAGTTGACCCTATGGAAGTTAAAACACTTCGTGCTATTCCTTATCAAAGTTTCAGAATAAATAACTAAACGGGTTAGTAACCATTATTAGGAGAAATAAAATAGTGGCAAGTAAAGATACTTCAGGTTGGGAGAGTTTGGGTGGAAATGATCCAACAAAGTATCAGGCAACCTTAGAGTTAAATCAAACTAGTGGTAGAAGGAACCCACTAACTGGCCAAACAGATAGTAAACAAAAAGTAATTTACATTACTGACAGAGCAACTGGAAGTTATGATGCTTATGCCGAGGGTGCCTTTGGTAGTAGATCATTAATATACCAATTTAATGCTTCAAGTAACCAACCCAATATAGTAGATCAAAATCAATACGATAGACTTTTTACGAAAGAAAATAGTCAACAATATACAAATACACATAAAGAGATAAGAATAGCAACTTTAGCTTTAGCAAAAGAGAATGTCTCTGGTAGTACATCAAGAAAACAATATCAGGAATTGCAACAACAACCTGGTTATAAGTCACTTTCAAATACTGAAGAACCACCGGCACCACCAGCAGTTGTTGAACTTGAAGTAGTACCTTTAACTGGTGGTGAAGAACAAGGATCGGCTAGTAGTTCCGTTGATAATGGAACTCTTACTGGTGGTGACATTTTTAATGGTAGTGTTGATAGTTTTTTAGTACCTGATGGTGTTCCTAGTTTTTCTAATTTGAGTGTTACAGATTTTGCATCATTAGATGGTGATGCATTTTTAGGAATAGCAGATGATGCACTTCCTATTGAAGCAGGTTATACTAGTGTACTTGATTTAGACCATCCTTATTACAACCCAAACGAGGGTGAAAATAGTAAATTAATACTAAAATATCCAGAAGCAGACCTCACATCCTTTGGATACGATTATATTCAAATTGTTGGTCACAAATATAAAACCAATGCTTTCCTTACAGATAAGATAGTTGACGGCAAGTATGTTGCACCAAAACTTGATAATTACGCAGACACTAACGGAAAGGGTATTTTTGGTAAATTAGGACGTATTACGGGAACAATACAGTTACCGATGCAACCCAATTTAAGTGAATCCAGTTCTGTTGATTGGAATCAAGATGAGATCAATCAAATTCAAAAAATAGGAGCCGGTCTTGCAGCTCAGGGAATTACTGATATTAGAAACTCCTCCACCGGGGGCGATTTTGGAAACGCGTTGGGTAATCTACTAGGTGGTGCAGGTAGAGCAGTACAAGAACTTATCAAGACTCCAGGATTAGCACCATTCATTACTGCATATTTTGCAGGTCAAGCAGTTGGGGCTAATGTGGTAGGAAGATCTACCGGTCAGGTTTTAAATAAGAATCTCGAACTACTGTTTAAAGGCCCAAAATTAAGACAATTTAGTTTTAATTTCACATTTACACCAAGATCTGATACTGAAGCAGCAACCGTCAAAGAAATTATACGGTTCTTCAAAAGGTCAATGGCACCTCAAATAGCACCGGAAAGACTTTTTCTGTATACACCCGATATCTTTCAATTAGAGTATATACATAATAGTGGGGGACCTCATCCATATCTGAATCGCTTTAAACCTTGTGCTCTCACTAACTTTAGTGTTAATTACACACCAGGTAATAGTTACATGACATATAAAGATGGTTCAATGACACAATACCAGATTACTATGACATTTAGTGAACTTGAACCAATATATCAACACGAACACAAGGGATCAGGAGGCACTGGTTACTAATGGCCAAACCATATTTTAGATATATTCCAGATTTTGAATATGTAGATAGAACTTCTAGTGGTCAGAAAATCTCTGATTACACCGAAGTCAAAAATTTATTCAAAAGGGCCAAGATACGAGAAGATATCCTAAACAATCTAGGGTTCTTTACAAAATACCAGGTTATTGGTGACGATAGACCTGATAATGTTGCAGAAAAGGTTTATGGTGATTCCAACCTCGATTGGTTGGTGATGTTGTGTAATAATATTATTCATTTTGAAGATGAATGGCCGATGGCTCAGGAATCATTCAATAACTACTTAATCAATAAGTATGGTTCATATGAAAATGCATATGCCACAAAACACTATGTTACAAGTCAAGTAAAAGATAGTCAAAATACAATTATTGTTCCACAGGGTGTTATTGTTCCTAGTGACTATAGTGTTACATTTTACGATCAAGGTCTAGATCAGACTATTACTCGTCAGGGTGCATATCCCGTATCAAACTATGATTATGAAGTATCAGAACAAAATAAGAAAAGAAATATATTCGTAATTAAACCATTCTATCTTGCTTTGATTATTGACGATCTTGAAACAGTAATGCCTTATGGTAAGGGTTCTTCGCAATATGTGTCTCCTGGTCTGGTAAGAGGAGAGAATATTAGACTATTCCAGTAATAAAAAAAAGTAATAGGGCAAAAAAATACCGGGATTTTTTTCCCGGCATTTATGAAACTAAAAAGCAGTTTTCGTATCAGGATTCAGCAAGCTTACTGAAGTAAGACAAAGGATCATCGTCATCAGTAGAGGATGTTGACTCAACATTCTTTGATGCTTGGTAAGAGTCCTCAAGTTTTTGCATGACTTGTTCTTCACTAACAGCGCGTTGTTCAGTTGCTGCATAGTTGTCATACTCGGTCTCCTGTGCTTCTTGGCGTGCTTGTGTTTTACTGCCCAGAACCATGTCTAGACGCTTCTTCAATTCATCATATGATTTGAACTGATCTGCCGCAGTAAGAGCAGTCAATGAATACTCCTTCTTCCAGATTGCTTCCATCGCATCGTCATCATCCAGAAGAGGAGAGACACGATCAAACTCACTAGAGTCATAGTTCCAGTAACCTGCAACCTTCTTCAGTTTCAGTTTAAAGTTTGCACCCTGCCAGAAGTCAAAGGGATTGATTGCAGTCTCATCCTCAAACTCAGGTTGCATTGCTTCCATGATCTTATCAAAGATCTTCTTGCCAAACTTATACAGGAAGACTTTGCCTTCGTTCTGTGGATTGGCTTTGTCCTGGACAACATAGATGTTGGCATAGAAGGACAGTTTACGTTTCTGTTTACGTACAGTATCTTTATCACTCTCATTACCAGTGTTCCACAACTCACGGTTGAGTTCACCGATAGGATCCTTACCACCAATGGTAGTCAGAGAGTTCTCAATGTACCACCCACCAGGTCCCTGTAAGGCGTGAGAGAACAACTTCACCCATGGTAGATCTTCACCGTCTGGAGCGGGAAGGAATCTAATTACAGCATAACCGTTACCGGTCTTATCCATTTCTGGTTTCCAGATGCGTTCATCCGCACCCCCACCTTTATTTTCCATCTTCTCAACTTCCTTCACCAGTTTGGAAGTCAGATTCCCAAGGGAACTTTGCTTTTTAAGGTCTGAAAAACCCATTTGTACCTCGTATTAAATGTATTTGGCTTGTGTCCCAGACTTGGGTGGGGTGTCTTGGGGACCCCTCTACTATACGACCCTCAAGAGGGGTTGTCAAGTGATTTTTTCATGTTCTCAATGATGTTAGTCATATTTGAAAACACATATGTCAGATCTACATCAGGAGGAAACCCAAGTTGCACAGCAGAAGTCATGATGTTATCTTTCATATCTTTTGCTTGTGGGTCATCAGATAAACTCATTCTGGCATAAAGAATTTGTTGTTTCTTCAACAACTCTTCTAGCATTTCAATGTGTTCAAGTTTATCTTGATCATCCATTGTTGCAAAGGTAAAAACTTTTGTATAAATTTTTTCCTGGAGTTCAGCAATTCTTTTCATCTCTTGCTGAACCATTTCTGACTCAAAGAAACTCATTCGCCTTCTACAACTTCAGTTTCTGATGTTTCTGTAGGATTATTTTGTTCTTCGATTTGTTCTAGAACCTCGATTGCACCAAGAAGTTTCAGGTACATCTCTCTAGTAGTTTCAAGTCCTTGTTCTACTTCAACTCGTTGTTTCCGTAGGTTCTCAAGTACGGTAGCATTGTCAAGAGCCATGGATTATTATCTCCTTTAAAATTGATTTGAATTTAAATACATCAATATGTATAAAAGAATTATACTTATTGATTCTCATCGATAAGAATTTCCACACAGGGTCGGAAAGTTTCTTATCAAAATCATCTTTGAATCCGATTATCTTATTTAAGATAACCATTGTCTCCAATGAAATGTTTTTTGACAGATGTTCTTTGATGATTTGAGGGTGTCTAGTCCCGTCAATCTTAAACATAACATCAAAGTCTTTATCTGTAAAGACATCTTCTATCTCAGTCTTGAACGTATAAGATAGTGATTGAAGGCGTTTCTTCCAGTCGGTGTAATTTTGTTCTCCGTTTCTGACAATCTCACCAATCCACAAAGACTGAGGATCGTCACAAGAAACAAAATTAGATACAAAGAATTCAACAACTTGACTATCATCTTTTTGTCTACTTAATTTTTCAAAAAAGAACCGATCACGTCTCTTATAGAAAGATTGTAATGATGCACGAGACTTACCACCGTAACGATGGTAGTCGTAGTTAGATTTTGTAAAGTGATTTTTCAATCCAAGATATGCCTTGTATGTATCAAAGGGTGTCACTTTAGGTATCATATAGGAAGTTTGGCATGAGATGTTTTCTTCAGTAGATTCAATTGCATTGCTTCTGCTTTCAATCTCTCTTTAAGAGGTTTCGAAATCAGTTTAGGAATAGATTCGATATCTAGACTATTTTTTTCACAAAAATATACAATTGCATCAACGTATTTCATTCCATTACCGTTCTTGACAATGGCTTCAATCTCTTCTGCAAAAGTTCGACTACTATAGAATTTCTTTTCTATAATTTTATCGACACTTAGTTCTTCAGGACTTTGCATATTCTCTGAGTTTAGATTCCACAAATTCGTGGATGTACTGGATAAGTAACTTAATATACTTGGACTTATCGTATTCTTCATAGACTTCTACCTCCCCATTTTCACAGGTCATAATGATTACAAATTTTTTAACGATGAGACCCTTCATCTCATACAACATACAAGCATATGCTGCACACTGGACAAAGTAGTCTTCAATCCATTCTCTTTTCTTGGGTTTGGCTGATGTCTTGAAGTCAATAACAGACAACTCACCATCAAACTCAGCGATACAGTCAACAGAACCGGCGATACCTAGTTCAGTACTGTACAATGCGGTCTCTTGACATAGGATATTGTCAATTCTATTCAGTTCAGGTTTGGCCTGTTTGAATAGAAACTGAGACAAGGGAAGAACATCGGAGAAAGTATCTGAGTTGTTCAGATACTCCTCAATCAATGTATGTGCATCAGTACCACGATGGGTAGCCTTACGAGTAATGTTGTTGGCTTCTTGTTCACCAACCTTTGCTCTCCACTTTTTAAACTTGTCTTTGTTTCTCCAACTAATCACCGAAGTGATAGATGGCATCCTTACAAGTTCTTCAGTTCCAAATACTTTATAGTAACGAACTCCGTCAATACTCTCTCGTTCGATAGGAACGAAAGGAACATCCTGATGATTAAACATTACATACCAAGTTCAAGTTTAGCAATGATGTACTCCTTCACAAGACCACTTCTGCAGATATCCTCTGCGTTAAACTCAATTGTATCAAAGGATGGCATGTTCGTCAAGATTCTCATGAAGTCTGCGATACCATTCCGTTCGTTCTGTTTGTTAAGGTCAGACTGAGTTGCATCACCACAGAACATAATCTTCGAGTGCTCACCAATACGAGTAATCATCGAGTCAAGTTCATGAA